AGTTCTGCGAGGCTACCAACAAATACTGCATTCATATTTTCTATGTTAGTTTTTCCGTCCCCAAAATCAGGCATGATTGCACCCTGAACATCTTTTCTTTTTTTATGAATGTCCATGAGTTTCTCACCTAGTTCACCAATATTTTTGAGGCCCTGAAATGCAACCTCGTATGCTCTTGGATGATTCGTCTCGCCTGCAATATGAATAATTTCTGCGAGTGCGTCTCTACCTTGGTCCAATAAATCTGAATACATCTCCCGCGACTTCTCAAAATCATTCTCTAATGTATTACCTACTTCGACTGGCACCATTGCACCGTGAATGGGTATTGATGGGACAAGTTCCTGTGTAGTTTCCTCTACTTTGCCAAAGTTAAATGATAGTTGTTCATCAATTTCAAGTATAGTTTCCATGTCCTCTCCTACACAAACAAGTCAGTTTGAGTCGTAGTATAATCATAATCATCATCAGCGTCACTATTCAGTGGACTAGGAACTATTACAATTCTCACAAGTTCTTTGCCAGGTTTAGCTGTATTTCTATTCTCTGGTGACGTATCATCTGTCTGAGGATACGATTGAACAATAACTTTTCTAATAATCCCACGTTCACCTGTTGGTGGGTAGAGATTCATTCGCGCCACAAAGGTGAAGTCCCACACTAGAACTCGTCTGGATTCAAAATCTCCTTCATAATCATCTTGGTGATTTACACTCGTCAACGAGATGGGTATGTCTGTACTGAATCCCATGTCGGGATTATCTTTTAATGTTATGTTAAAATCTGGTGTAAAGTATGGTAAAATCTGTTCGACAATTTGTAGACCATCGTCTGTATTTTTAACCATGACACTGAGATTATATTCAAGATTATACGGAACCTTCTCATACTGCCAATCAACTCTACTAGGATTTGCAGCATTAACAATTTGATTCCGGTTCATCGTATTCATTTTTCTGGTGGTATCATAGGTCAGTCCACCCATCGCAAATGAAATTCTTGGTAGTGTTATTTCAACATCTGTCTCATTTCCAGTTATTGTATTGTTCTGATTGATACGAGAAAGAAACTTTTCCTTTGGACCATATGCAAAAGGAACCTTATAGTCCAGTTGAATGTCCCCAGATGCATCTTTTTTCTGAATATGAATATTATTGAATAGTGTACCGAATCCAATTGTTAGACGGCGCATTGTTCCGTGATAAAATGTTTTGAGCATTTATATATCCAACTCTGCTAAGTTACCAAATTCACCGAAAGGATTACCCTCAGAAAAGTCTAAGATATCATCTGCTTGTGATTCATAAGATTCGTTGTCACTAAATTCAACAGCAGATGAATCGTCTGCAACAGTTCCTAGATAATAAATTGCACCAGATGTTACTCCTGTTACAGCAGCTTCAGCTTCGCCTAATTCAAATACAAAAGTGCCACTGGTGTCTTCTTGTAGTAATCTATCTTCATCCGTTATTGTCACATCAACTAACAAATGATTTTGTGTAGATGTTTTGAATACACCATCTGTCACAAATATTTTTAATATTCTATCATCATGATCCCAAAATGCAACTCGTCCCACAGCTGTTGCTGTCGAAAGTGATGCACCTTGATAGACAACTTCATCTTCGAGATATGTTCCAAGTGACACACTCTCTTGGATAATATTTCCAAGCATGATTGTTTCTAGTGTCACATTATCACCAATCGCATAAATGTCAGATAGTCCATCCTCTTGGTAAATTTCATCCACAAGCATTGTAAGATTCTGGGTACTACCACTTTCTTTTTCAACAGCATCAATTTCTGCAATTCCAGTATCCAGTTCTTCACCAGAATAACGGAACAATTCGCACGATAATGCATAGGTGTGAAGTTTACCAATCTGATAGAAGGGATTTTCATGTTCAACAAATTTAATTTCAAACAGACCACCCGATATAGGAAAATAAATTAAATCTCCCTCGAATGGTCTAACATTTTCGTGGACTGTTTCATCGAATCGTCTTACTGAAATAGAAAAGTTTACTGTATCACGAAGCTCAAGTCCAAATTTACCAAGGAAGTCTCCTTCACCCTCAAACCCATCTGTACTTGAAATATATGCTTCTAGTGAATATCCACCATTGTATTTTTGAAGAACATCTTCTCCAAAGATTGGGTCTTCCTTTACTGCCACTCGTGGTATATAATATATTTCAGTGCCATACATTTGGATAGACTCAATAATAAGGTCTTCAAGAAGTCTCTGTTCTCCAACGAACTCAAAGTTTCGGACGTAATTATTTACCGTCATTATAGTTTCCTACAAAAAAAATGTTTATATGAGTGGACATTTATTATCCTATTAACTTCTTGGTGGACTAACCAATTGCAAAATCAACTGGAAGTTCAAATCGTGATTGCATTTCTTCTTCTATTTTATCGATCTCGGTGTTCGCAGCTTCATAGATTGCTTGACCATTCATTGTAACTCCACCGGGAAGAAGTACACCTTCAAACTTTGATAGATTACTTCCCCACTGACGTTTTATAAGAGCAGTCGTATATTTCTTTAGAAACAAATCATTGTAAACTTGTGTGCTTGTTTCTGGTTCAAGTGCTCTCCAACACTCAATGATTAGATAGTTTCCTTCTATAACATCCGAACCCCAATTCATCCCAGGCAGATAAAGTTTGTCAGTTTTTCTGTTGTATTCTATTGATTGTTCACCAACAAGAATTTGTTCTATCAATCTGAGATGTTGATTGACGTTCACATAATCCATCATTGAAACACTACTAAAATTGTAGAACTCGTTTAGTGCAATTTGATACCGTGCATTAAACATATTATTTGTACTGCTGCCTTCGGAAAAAGGAAATACTCCCAAGATACTGACAACAGGATTGGCGACAGTAATGTATTCTTGTGTGATTTCTGCGGCCGTAAGTTGATGCTTGAGATATACTTTTTCCACACCATCGAAGTGATATTCTGCAAAATACTGCAATCCATCGTCAATTCTGTCTTCAACTTGGTCATCATCAACATTAATATCAATGACAGGAAAGCCCAACCTTCTTAGGCAATATTGTTTGAGTGTTGCTCTTGTGGTAGGAGTAGCCATGCATTTTCCCCAAAATAAGGTGTATTTGATTCCGTGTTCTCGTATTATTTAGGGATTTCTCTCCGCCTAAAAAAGGAGGCACCCTACTTTCACAGGATGCCTCCATAGTTCAGGACTTATTAATTGACAACGTCTTCGGGTGCTTTAAACGCCTCGGTTGCGATTGCAAGTTCTGCTTCCAATCCGGCAATACGTTTTCCTGCCTCTTCTGCAACTTTCGTAACAACTCCAAGAGAGGCCTCAAGTTGTACAGCTTCATTTGTAAGAGCTGTGTTGCGTCTGGAAAGAGAACTGAGCATCCCATTAATTTGGTCAATGCTGATTTCCTTTTGCGCGGGTACTTGTACTTCTTCTGTCATAATAACCTCCTAGTTATAATGATAAGGGTGAATGTTCATTCTATACTATTTATGCTTGATACTTCTTCATTATTCGTCGTGGGCTATTTTTTTAACTTCCGGTATTACCTTACGACTTTCTGGTGGCGTGAATGTTGATTCGGCCGGTGAGGAATTAGATGCTCTCCATTCCGTAACGATTTCATCCCGCTCGGTATCCGTAAGCATATCGGGCCGTCCCGCCGTTAATTTTCGCCCCTTAATGTCCCCCGAAGGCGTATTAATTTCCTCTTCTTGTTTCCATTTAACCGCCGCCGTCGCCTCACAGCAGCAAGTTATGTCGTGATTATCTTCAAGCGCCTTAGTAGTGCCATTCCATTTTCGCGCTTCTTTCCTCATAGTGCAACAAATGGCGTCTCGCCTGTTTATTTTTCCTTTCCTTACAGCCCCGTCCTTGACCTTGCCTTCATCAATTAGTCGCTGATTAATTCGGTCTGCAAAAGCATCGTCCGATTCTCCTGTGACGTACCGGACAAGAAGCTCGGCGTGGATATTTTCGTCCCTTGTCGTTAAGTCCTCAATCGAATCAGAAATGAAGAGATCAGCACGCAATTTTCGGTACTCTTCCGTGGGGACAGGTTGCATTATTCCGTTAACCAACCAGAATCTAAGTTTCTCGTTGGGGTGGCTAATCGCAATCGAACCGTCGGGTTTTTCTAATACGTTGCATAGCATCTTAGTTGTCCCCCACGGCGATAATGGTGCTGGTTCTGCCAACAAGAACGCCTGATGCGTTCCATGTTCTTACATTAGTGTGCGTGGTTGCGATAACAGTCCCCTCCGAAAATCCGTTTGTGATATTTGATGTGAGTCCGACAGCGTAACTTCCAGAGAAATCTAAATCCCAAACAACGTCCGTGTTACCATCTCCTTTATCGGTTAGAGAAACTACGTTCACATCATCGTTAAGACCGGGGGTCGTAAAACTTGAGAAATTGCACCACCCCTTGATGATAGAGTCAGCGTATAAGGTGTTAGAGACTGGCGTAGCGGGGGCGACAGTCGCAACTGTTATTCCACCAGTCTCCAGTACGGTAAGTTTTTTGTTAGTAGTTTGAGTGTAAAACGAAATATCGCCGCCCGATACGTTACCGGCATGGAATTGTATCTTCCCCGTTGCCCCGTTCTCATTCCCATAAATATTAAAATATCCGCCGCGAATTGAACCAGCCGCACCCCCCCCGGATATTTGGAGAAGGCCATTATCTGATCCATCAGTCGTTCCAGTCTGGATGGTGGTTACGCCTGTCATGGCGGCAGCATTGATATTCACACTGTCAACTTGCA